GCTCCTGCGATCTTTTGGTAAACCAAAATCGATCTCATTCCCCCCTCAACAAGTTCACAATTCGTACCGTGCCCAAAGTGGTACGAGCCTAGTTTCTTTAGGCCGAATTGAGGAACTTCCCCTGATAGGAGAAGTGGATTTATCCCCAAAACTACTTCTGTACCATTGGTCAAGACCATAAGAATCTAAGTTTTCAGGCTTAGCCTTATTGATCTTCCTCTGACCAATACCTTGTACTCTCTCAAACATAATCTGATAATCAGAATTATATTTGAGATATTTGGGATTAACAGCTCTTTTCTGAGAAACTGTTATTCCAAAAGAATCAGGATCAGTTGTATAAGGAATAGGGTTTTTGAAGCCATATTCTTCAAGCAACTGGCGATAAAACATTGCGAGATGGTAATAACCAAAACGCTTTGCTGTATTGCATGCATCAATTATAGATGCATATACTGAAGCATCCCATCTTCCCTTCTTAAAGAAAGGTAGACGGAACATACAAGGTGTAACATCCTCGCCTTCAAAGGCAAACACCCCGCAAGATTCACGGAATGATTGAGATCCTGTAAATGATTTAGAGACATTTACAGAGAAGCCAAGACGTTGCAATACCGAGATAACCTCATCAGTGACTCGGGAGTCAACAATAAGATCATCTCCATAGACTACTGGAGGTTCAAACCTTTCTCTAAAAGGTGTTGAGTCCGATAGATGAGTATATATGCTGTTGAGTAATTTAGCAACATCATATACTTCTACCGTTGAAGAACCAGTAGTCTTCCCATTTGTGCAAGCAATGTATGCATAAATGCACACAGCTGTGAAAATTATACACTGTGTGGGAAAGCATAAAGCTGAACCCATAGGTGCAAACTTTTTCACAATCCGAATAGAACCATCAGGCAACTCAACCTGATTGGTTCTAGTGCTTAACATATAGAATAGCCAGTCACGTGGAAACACGTTACGAACTAAGTCTATATGTACACTATCGGATGCTGAACTCAGGTCGATCGTGTCGCAACTTAGGTATTGACTACCATGTATTGCGGCCTTCTGATTATAAGTCTGATCGTCCAGGTGGACGAAACGACTTATAGGAGAGTGATCGATGCTGGACCTAACCCATCTTAGTACTGCTTGTTGGTAGTACATATATGAGTTGGGTTCCATGCAAATTGATCTAGATTTAGATATGTCTTTTGGGACAAATTTTAATCTAGAAACTCTTCCTGAGCGCCTACTATGTTTTTCGGTTTGATGAGAACCGAAACCTTCTTTGCCAGACCAGAAATGGCGCTGACGATTGAAGGCATAATCTAACTTGGTATCCATGTACAAATTATCCAATTTGTCATAGATATCTCGTATTGATCTCTCAGAAACGAAACCTGGCCCAAATTTTGGGAGAAGGTGATCGATTCTAAGAGGACCAATAAGTTCTTTGATAATGACTCTCAAGGAAGAGATATCAATATCATTAAACTTAAGATTATGTAACCGCTCTTCGACCTCTTCCCATCCGCGAAATGCGGTGGAATTTAAACTAGGATCGATATATGCGAGCTTCTTTCCAAAACGGAGGAAGCTAAGTATATAACGAAGTAGTTTAGGTCGTCTGGTGCGATACCATGTGATATAC